TCATTAACTGCAGGCACTGTGGATTATTTCACTTTTAGGCGTAAACAACGCGGACTGTTCATGCTTGATAGAGTCACGTTGTCTGATGATTATGTATGGGTTATCAAGAATGGAACTCTGTTGAGTCATAGCATAGATTGGAGATTGCTTGATGATAGACAGACTTTAGAAGTTAAAAATGTAAATGACACTGACACAATCAGTATCATAGGTTTTAGTCCTAACACCACTGCAGAACAATATGGGTTCATGCAATTTAAAGACATGCTGAATAGAACAATATATAAAAGATTGAATAAAAATAAACAAACTTTTATATTAAATGATGTTGGACAATTCGATGTCAGCATTACAGTTGATAATGCTAGCATCTTAGACGAACCAAATCCGGAGGGTAATCTTCCAGGCGTAATTTATGTCAACGGCGAGCGTATAGAATATTTTGGTAAATCAGATAATACTATCAATCGTTTACGTAGAGGAACGCTGGGCACAGGAGTTCCTACAATACATGCTTCGGGCACTAAAGTATTAAATATTGGTATCAGTGAAACTATACCTTATAAGGATGAGTACATTACCGAAACCTTTGTAGCGGTTGATAGCAGTAATGTATTTTATTTAAACTATGATCCATTAGTGACTGTGGGTACGGTGGATGATGGTAGTACCACATACACCGAATGGTTTAGGAATACGATACCCGATAATTTTGGACAATGCGACGAAATAGAAGTATTTGTTGCAGGTAGGAGATTAAAGAAAAAACCGTATCTTTTACATAATAATGTCCTGCATCCAGAAAGCCCCGAAGGTGATGCTCAGTACGAAGCTGAATTTAGCGTGACTAGCCATGCAAATGCAGTTAGATTGACAAGTCCGCCACCGGACGATACTAAAATAGTTGTAGTGAAAAAGATAGGTAAAGTGTGGAATGATCCTAATACTAGCTTAGTTGATAGTGATAACAATATCACTAATTTTATAAAGGCAGTGCCCGGTATTTGGCCACTATAAATATACTAATATGAGAGTACAACATGTTTAACAGAGATTTTTACGGCTACAGCATAGAAGGACATATCAAAATTTGGTATCCTGAATCCGGTGAAATAGCCATTAATAAACGGAATGCAATTCATTATGAAAATATGAGCATTGCTATGGCCGAAAGTCTATCTAATTCAGGACAAGGATTTATCTACACTATGGCATTCGGTAATGGGGGTACATCCGTGGATCCTACGGGGATAATTACATACCTTACTCCAAACAGCGTGGGCACTAATGCTGCGCTGTATAATCAAACCTACAGTAAAGTTGTGGATGATCGCGCTGTGGTTAATGTGGATCCAACGAGAAATAAAATAGAAACAAGACATGTCACAGGTACAAATTATACTGATGTCTTTGTCACTTGTTTGTTAGATTACGGTGAACCTAATGGCCAGGATGCCTTAGATACTGCCAACGATACCAACGGAACATTTGTTTTTGATGAATTAGGTTTGAAATCTTACAGTAGTTCAGGACAGAGCAAGTTACTGACTCATGTAATTTTCCACCCGGTGCAAAAAAGTTTGAATAGATTAATTCAAATTGATTACACAGTTCGAATCCAGAGTCTTACTGGCTTTAATGAGGTAGTATAATGAGTTATTCAATACAATATACCGAAGCTGGAAATGTGTCAAAACCTGACATTGCTGTGGAGGACGGCACACTTAATCAACAATTATCAGTTTCTTTTATAGGTAAAAATTATGTAGGTTATGCGCAGATTATTGCGGAAAATTTCTTACATCTTTTAGAAAATTTTGCCAAAAATTCTGCTCCAAATAATCCGGTTGAAGGACAATTGTGGTATGATAATTCTGCTGGTGTAAATCAACTTAAAGTCTATGATGGTACTACATGGGCTCCCGCCGGCAGTATTAAGAAATCAAATTCAGCGCCTGCTGTAGCAAATAGCAATCTAGGGGATCTTTGGGCAGACACAGACAATCAACAATTATATTTGTTTACTGGAAGTAATTGGGTCCTAGTAGGTCCACAGTTCAGCAGTGGTTTGAGAACAGGCGCAGAAGTTGAAACAGTAGTAGACACTACGAATATAAGTCATAATGTTCTAAATCTTTTTGTCAGCGACGAAAAAGTTGCAATTATAAGCAAAGATGCATTTATTCCGAAGTCTACTATAGCAGGATTTACACAGATAAAGCAGGGTACAAATCTTTCTTCAAAGAACTTTAACAGTAATAGTGAAACAAATAAATTTTGGGGGGTAAGTGAAAAAGCAGATGCGCTAGTAATTGGTGGAAATGCAGTACCTGCCACTAATTTTTTAAGAAGTGATACAGCAAGCACGACTAATTTCCAATTTAATGTAAGGAATGCTAGCGGATTAGCCATAGGTTCCAGTGGCGAATTAAGCATTACAATTGACAACAATATTCCAACTTTTAATAATAAAACAAATGGTAGTGCGTTTGATTTCAAAACCGTGAGCGGTGGTACCACTTCAACAGTGTTAAGAATTGATTCTACAAGAGCAGTGGGTATTAATAATACAGCACCGTCTGAAGCATTGGATGTGTCTGGTAACATTAAAACTGATGGCAATCTCATTATCACTGCAACCACAGACAGTGCCAGTTTAGTAACAGGAAGTATTCGAACAGCCGGCGGTGCAGCTATTACAAAAAATTTAAATGTAGGCGGCACTTTAAATGTAAGAAACACCAGCACTACTTTTAATATTATCCCAGATGCCGACGGAACCTATGATCTTGGCACAGATCCTTCTGTAGTAGGTGGAAAAGCATGGCGAAGGATCTATGGTGACCAAATTCTTGCACAAGAATTTGTAGGAAATTTAACTGGAAGTGTGACCGGCAACGTTACTGGTTCTGCTAGTAAATTATCTAGCCCTACGGTATTTTCTTTAACTGGTGAAGTTAGTAGTAATGCAGTTAGTTTTGACGGGCAAAGTGGATCTGGCACAGCAGTTTTCAACACAACCATAAGCCTAGATTTTATTACTACGAAGACCGCGGTATTAGATAGTCAAGACAATGACGAATTTTTAATTAACAGACCCGGTATTGGGCTTAGAAAAACCACAAAAAATTCTGTATTCTCAAATGTGGCTTTGATGCCCATCGGCACAATTTTAGCCTACGGCGGATCTACACCACCTGCAGGATACTTGCTATGTGATGGTAGTGAAGTACGGGTCGGCGATTACCCAGAATTATTCGCAGTCGTTGGTTACAGTTTTAAACCCACTTCTTTGCTTATTGGTAGTGCTACATTTGCGTTACCAGACTTACGGGGACGTTTTGCTCTAGGAAGAGATAATATGGACAATGGCACTACAGTGCCAGATATAGGAGATCCAACCACATTAATAGATGCCGGCGGTGGCAACGCAGACAGAGTTACTGATGTTGCAGCAGATACACTGGGTTCAGGTTCAGGAGCCAGCGAAAGATCGCTTACACTGTCAAATATTCCAGACCACGAACATGATTTGCGAGCTAATGCAGGCACCCAGTTTTTCGCATTTAGAAATTCTGCAACAGTTATACCTGACACAAATTTTATTTCAGGCCAAGGGCCAACCGCAGCAGGCACAGGCCAATATCTACCTACCAGCGGAGGAATTGATACATCTGGAAGTTTAGGTGTAGCATTTAGCATTATCAATCCTTACTTAACTGTAAATTACATAATCTACACTGGTGCATAAAAATGACGTATAACATAAACAAAACAGATGGTTCATTGCTAGCACAGGTAGCAGATGCTGCCATAGATCAAACTTCAACTGATATCACTCTTATAGGTAAGAATGTCAGTGGTTATGGAGAATACATTAATGAAAACTTTGTAAAAATTTTAGAAAATTTTGCCAGCTCTACACAACCAAATAATCCTATACCTGGACAAATTTGGTACGATGTTGCCAACAGTAGGTTAAAAGTTTATAATGGTACAAGTTTTGCGGTCGGAAGCGGCCCTATAGTATCTGGCACCCAACCAACATCATTTGTGCAAGGCGATTTCTGGATAGATAGTACTAACAATCAATTATATTTTTATGACGGCACTGATTTAACATTAGCCGGACCAATATACAAAAGTACGCAAGGTAAAAGTGGATTTGAAGTTGTTACCATAGTCGACAATGTCTTGATAGAACATGTTGCAGTAAAATTATTTGTTGGTGCTAGCCTATTAGGTATTTTCAGTAAAGACACCACATACACTCCGCTTAATCCTATTACTGGATACAGCGGTGCCATACGCAGAGGCTTTAACCCAGGAACGCTAACAGGACAAAAATTTTACATAACAGCCAGTTCCGCTGACAGTCTAGTGGCGCCTAGTGGCAGTTTAAAAACTGTTAGCAGTTTTATGCTTACTGAAGAAAATACCAGTACGGTGGGCACAGTGACAATTCAGAACAGCACGCCGTTAATTATTGGTGCTAATCAAAACAATGAAATTAGAACCAGTCTAACATTATTAGAAATTATCAGTAACAATACAGGTCAGGATTTTAAGATAAAAACTAAAACAGGCGTTGGCCTAGAAGATGCTTTTACGATTAGAGCTACAGATCGGCGCGTGGGAATTTTTAAATCTAATCCTGTTGCAACTTTAGATGTTTCGGGCAGTGTTTTCATCAGCGGAGATTTAACGGTAAAAGGCGCAACTACTACCATTGAAACTACAAATCTTACTATCGAAGATAGAGTCATAACACTGGCTAAATCTAGTGATAGTACAGCAAGCGAGGATTATGCAGATGGCGGCGGATTCATAGTTACCGGGTCTCCTACTGACCATTCGATGTTGTGGGAAAAGAACAATGGTGTGCATGGAGGCCAGTTTAATATCTCTGATAATGTGAATTTGGCAGCAGGAAAAGAAATACGAATCAATGGTCTGTTGGTCCTTAGCAGTAACAGTTTAGGAGCAAGTATTACCAGTGCTCCTGGTATTACTAGTTTTGGTCCCCAGACACAAATTACTGTCGATGACATACAAATAGATGATAATAATATTAGAACACTATCTAGTAACAATGATCTAGTGCTCAGCCCTAGCGGAACAGGTAATATTGATGTTGATAGCAGCAAAATTATTAATCTTTCTACACCAACATCCGGCACCGATGCTACTAATAAAAACTATGTAGATGCACAGATAAGAGGCAGGACTATTGCCTTAACCGTAGATTGTTCTGATTTTACCGTTGGAAATATTGATACAAAAGTTGGCATAGTATTAGATTATCTGTTCCTAGCAGCCAACTATGATACTGGTACATATTGTAGAGTCTTGTGTCAGAGCACACAAGCACAGTTTACAGCTATTGATGTGGCCAGTCAGATTACAAGAACTTTTGCGTCAGTATTAAGTTCAGACGGATCTACAATAGAAAATGTATTAGGAGATTTTGCAATAAATCCTGTGCCAACAGGAAGCGCAGTAATTACAGTTACAAGACAGTTTAAATTATATCAATTTAACGGATCAAACTGGACATTTAACAGTAACCTGGCATTACCGGCAGGTTTGTAATATATGTTTATGTATAAATACAAAATAAAGGGGTAAGTAATGCCTTACAGTGTAGATAGATATCGCGGATCAGCATCATACGTCGTGGAAGACGGCACGATCGACAGCAGTTTAGATCTAAAATTAATTGGTAAAAATTATGCTGGCTATGGTGAAATTCAAAATGAAAATTTACTTCATCTTTTAGAAAATTTTTCGGGCGCGGATGCTCCTCCCAGACCCATTAGCGGACAACTGTGGTTTGACAGCGGAGCTAGCAAATTAAAGTTTTATGACGGAACAAAATATAGAACTACTGGCGGCGCAGAGGTTAGCACCAGCGCACCTTCTGGCCTTACACAGGGTGATTTTTGGTGGGACAGCGGCAATAAACAACTATATTCTTGGGACGGCTCTGCGTTTGTACTCATTGGCCCGTTAGGGGTGGCCAGTGCTGGGACTACACAATTTAGGTCACGAAATTTATTAGACACCTTAGGTAGTAACCACGCTGTTATTGAAGCAATTGTTGACGGGGAAGTAATTTACATTATTTCAGCAGATGAATTCACACTTAATGTAAGTAATTCAATTACCGGGTTTAGTGTTATTAAAAAGGGTATTACGTTAATTTATTCGTCCAGCGGTGTTACATCTACTGATCATGTGTATTGGGGCACTGCTAGTAATTCCCTAAAATTAAATGGACTACAGTCCAGTGACTTTGTTTTATCATCAAGTGCCGCTTTTGCAGGCTTAGTTAGTTTTGCAGATGCTGGTTTTAGAGTAGGTAACGACAACGATTTAAGAGTTTTTATATCTGGCGGTGATACACCAACTATTCAAAATCAAGTAGGAAATACAATAGTATTTCAAACTACGTCTGCTAGTGTCACACGCACTCCATTAAAATTAGTGGCAGAAGATATATTGCCTGGTGTAGATAGCTTCAGTGATCTAGGTTCGAGCAGTTTGAAATTTGCTACAGTTTTTGCAAATAGTTTTAACGGTACTGCTACACAGGCAGATAGTTTAAGTGTATCTGGAACCTATCGAGCCGCTGCTGTAGCGGCAACAGCAAACACCATTGCCGCAAGAGATTCAAGTGGTAATTTGACTGCAACATTATTTCAAGGCACTGCCACTGCCGCTAGATATGCTGACTTAGCAGAAAAATATTTAACAGATAGGGAATACGAACCAGGCACAGTAGTCACAGTGGGCGGGTCAGCTGAAGTACGTGCTACAGTATTTGGTGACCGCGCTATTGGTGTGGTTTCTACTAAACCTGCATACATGATGAATTCAGAATTAGAAGGTGGTACTTATATAGCCCTAAAGGGTCGTGTGCCTTGTAAGGTCACAGGATCAGTGCGTAAAGGCGATCGCTTAATTGGAACTGAAAATGGCACTGCAATTGCTGCTAGTTTCCATCAACATCCTGATGCATTCGCTATGGCATTAGAAGATAATCAAAATACTGACGTAAAAATGGTTGAAGTTATTATATTGTAAGGAATAAAAATGCCATCTGGAGTATTTCCGAAAGTTGCTGGAGAATTAATTTTTGCTGCTGACTACAATACTGTACAGAGTATTGTTGACAGTGTAATGGGTATAGGAACTTCCGATTCAGGTTATGGACAGGCTATTATTAGTACACCAATCAGTCCAGGTAGCACAGCACAAGTAATACAATGGCTTCGACTCAGGACTGACTTATTATTAGCTCGACAGCATCAAACTGGCAATGACGAAAGTGCCAATCTTGACGTGGCATCTTCGTCAAATCAGATTACTGCCACAGTGGCTAACCAATACTATAATTTTGCAACAGTTGTACAAGCAAATAGGCTGACTCTCGCCGCTTCTGGCAACAGTTCGACAGAAACATTAATAAATCAAACAAGAACGACTTCTTGGAATGGAACAATTAATCATACTGTTACTGTTTCATTTCCTGGATATATCACTGGCTTAACAGTTCCTGCAGCGGATCATGCTAGAGCATTCTTTAATGCCGGCGGACAGATATTAATAAGCGCATCGAGAACAGGCGGCACAGGCGGATCAAGCAAAAACATTGCTTGGACTACGATGTTAGGCGACGGCACCACCACACCAAGCGGATTCGGCACTGTGAGTCTTAATTATACACAAACAAGCACTGTAGCAGGCACTGCTGCTAACGCAGGCACCACCTACAATATTGGATGGTTTGATCTGACTACCAGTGACCAAACAGTTTTTACAAAGCCAGGACCCAGTGGAAATTATGCAGAAAATGATTATGAAATTTTTGCCAGACGGAATGCTGCTAGCACTGAATTAATACTGACAATTCAATTTAGAGACGACGATGCTGGGGATCCTAATGTTGACGAAAACGTAGATGGTAATCTAAACAGTTTGATTAGAATAATTCGTCCTTCCGGATCAAACGTATCAGTACCAACACCTACTGCTACCGCCACAGGTTTATTGTAGAAAATTTTACTCCCCGCATCAATCCTAGATAATTACTGTGTAAATATCTAGGATTTTTTATGGACGAACGGTTAGAAAAAGCACTACAGACGGCTAATTTTTTAGCCAGTCTCAATCTAGTAAGGAAAAACACGCTAGAAGAATATAAACAAGAATTAATCTTTTACCATAATGGCTGTAGTTTCATTGCGGATTTGCAGTTCATTTCACAAATATATTGCATTAAACAGAATCAACCTAGTGCGGTCATATTGGATATCAACAGCATACCATGTACAGTCAATGATCTAGAAAAGTTTTATCAGACCTGTTTTGATACCTACAATCGAGCATCGCAAGATTATAATGAAAAATATCAAAGCTTAAAAAAGAAGCGTAATGTAAAAAATCTTGTTGATCTATGACCAAAGGTTTTTTAATTTTCGCTCAAAATAATCCAGATATTGACTACTGTAAACTGGCGGTATTTTGTGCAAAGAGGTTGAAATCATATATGGATTTGCCAGTTTCTATCGTAACTGATAGTGCCGAATGGTTACTTTCTAGCCAACCAGAAGCAGGGACGCTGTTTGATAAAATAATTACATGTTTCTCAAATACCACTCAGTCCAAAAAATTCCATGATGGATCCATGTTTTATAAAAAATTGCAATGGAAAAATTTATCTAGGGTCGAAGCATATGATTTAAGTCCTTACGATAAAACGATAGTAATTGACAGTGATTATATTGTAGCCAGTAATTTTCTCGAAAAGTTATTTTCCAGTTCACACAATGTTATGTTATACAGGAAAAGTTATGATCTAGCTCAATGGCGGGATACAAGTTCTTTTGATTATATTAATCAATCTATACCCTTTTATTGGGCCACAGTGTTATATTTTACCAAAAATGAAGAGTCAAAAATGTTGTTTACCTTAGTGAAAATAATAAGAGAAAATTGGCAATATTATCGTTTGTTATATCGCATAGATGCAAGTATGTATAGGAATGATTATGCATTTTCTTTAGCCGTGCACATGCTAAATGGACAGGTGGATTTGCCAAGTATAGGAGTGATTCCGGGATATAAGTTTTATGTTTTGGATAAGGATTTATTACTAGACATACAAGATTCCACAATGAAATTCTTAGTAGAGAAAGAGAAATACCACGGTGAATATATTTGCACTAGTATCAGCGACGTTGATGTTCATGTTATGAACAAGTATAGTCTTGCAAGGTTGATTACATGACAGATCGAGGATTCTTAATTACAGCACAAAATAGTTCAACAGTGGACTATGTAAGACAGGCATATTTCCTAGCAAGAAGTATTAGTAGTAGTCAGAGGACTTTTAACAAAGTGTCATTAATGACAAATGACAGTGTGCCTCAAGAATACCATTATGTATTTGACAGCATAGTTCCAATACCTTTTGGTGATCACGCAAAAAATAGTGAATGGAAAGTTGAGAACAGATGGAAGGCCTATCACGCCAGCCCATATGATAAAACTATTTTGCTTGATGCTGATATGTTGATATTTTCAGATCTAGCAAAACTGTGGCGGCATTTAGAAGATAAAACTATTTTCTTTACTAGTACAGTAAAAAATTTTAAGGGCCAACTGATCACAGATACTGTGTACAGAAAAACATTTATAGAAAATGATCTACCTAATTTGTATTCTGGCCTGTGTTATTTTGAAAAACGTGAAAGAAGTCTAGAGTTTTGGAAATTGGTTGAATATATCACGTATAATTGGGAACGTTTTTATTATGAATTTAGTCCTAAACAGATGCAAAAATTTTATAGTTTAGACGTCACGGTAAGTATTGCTGCTAAAATTTTGGACATAGATAATATCACAGACGACAGTGGTATATGTTCTTTTACCCACATGAAGTCTCAAATTCAAAACACAATAGTAAACAATTTAGACTGGACGAAATGTTTCAAACTCGAGATTTGTGATGAGGAAACCATATTAATTAATAATGTTAGGCAAACAGGAATATTGCACTATATTCAAAATAATTTTTTAGAAGAGTTTATTCATGCTTGCTGATAAAGATGACACAGTTTTAACACAGGAAGAGATAGACAAATATCTGGCATTGACTAATACAAAGGTCAAATATAAAGTTTATTATGACACAGCTCTTGGGCATATTCTGGCCATTACTAATGAAATAGATCAACGTTATACTTCATTTGTAGAATTTACAGAAATAGAAGTTGCAGATTTTTTATCCGGGCAGAAAGATTTTTCGAAATGTAAAATTATCTATGATAAATCTATGCAGCCTCAAATAGTTGAGCCACAATTATTTGCGGATATATTAGATCCTTTTATAAAAATTAATCAAGGTAATACTAACAGTTCTATAGTAATTGAAAATTATACACAGGAATACAAATGGGGAATTAAGATTGATGAAAGTGAAAGAAAATCTATCAAAAAACATGAGATTAATACTAGGCTAGATTTCTACGTAACGATTAAAAATAATTCAAGTCTGTTAGTTAGGACATTGTCAGTAGACTTATTAAGTCTGGCCAACGAGCGGAGACTTTTTATTCCTTATAATGATAAACTAGAGGCAAAGGATAATTTTTTATCAATATACACTAACAAGTTTTTCCCCACATACAGTAGGATTAAATTATGACAAAATATAAAATAGTTGATTATGACATAATTTACCTAAGTTACGACGAACCAAATGCGGAAAAAAATTACGCAGATCTTTTACATAAAGTTCCATGGGCCAAACGTGTACATGGTGTAAAAGGCAGTGACAGCGCACACAAAGCCTGTGCTAATCTCAGCGAGACAGATAAGTTTATAACGGTTGACGGCGATAATATTATAAGAGAGGATTTTCTAAATCAAGAGTTAGATTTCGATGAACACAAAGATCTGTCAAAATGTGTTATTAGTTGGGCTGGATATAATATCATTAATGGTTTGATGTATGGCAACGGCGGCTTAAAACTCTGGCCAAAAGAATATGTACTTAATATGAGGACCCATGAAAACGCACCCGCGGATGATCCTAATGCGCAAGTAGATTTTTGTTGGGATGCCGAATACATACAGATGAATGCGTGTTTTAGTGACGTCTACAATAATGCCACTCCTTATCAGGCGTGGAGAGCAGGTTTTAGAGAAGGTGTAAAGATGAGCCTCGAGCGTGGGGTAAAAGTATCACAAGATAGTTTTCACAGAGTGATTCATTGGAAAAATATGAATAGATTGCTAGTATGGATGAATGTTGGCGCCGATAGTAATAATGGAGTATGGGCAATTTTAGGCGCAAGGCATGGCTGTCACAAAACTAATTTTGATGACAACTGGGACTACCGACAAGTAAGAGATTTTGATCATTTAAACATGATTTGGGACGAACTGCAACATTCATGCAAAAATGAAGCACAGTGTAAAGAGAAAGCCGAATACTTTGGTAAGGACTTGCAAAATCGATTAGGAATACCTTTATCTGTTTTAGACGAAGATGCTAGTAGATTTTTCAAAAAAGTCCATACAGATAACACACGCTTAAACATCAAAATATTAGACAAGGAATGAACAAAATTTTAGATAGTAACAATTCCGTTGATAAAAAAGAATTATTAAATAATTTTCCCAATGCTAAAATGGTGGCTGATTTAATTTTTTCCGCTTCCTCTGTTCCTTATGATGTATTTTTCTTAAGTTACGGTGAGTTAATTGCAGAAGAAATGTATAAAAAATTACAAGAGCATTGTCCAAGAGTGAAAAGAATAAAAGATGTGCCAGGTATATATAATGCACATAAAGCCGCTGCCCTAGATAGTAACACGCCTTTTTTTTACGTAGTTGACGCTGATGTAGAAGTATTTGAATCATTTAATTTTGATCACATCGTTCAACCTTACGAATTTGATATGATTACTATATGGCACTGTAAGAATAGTGTTAATGATCTAGAATACGGCAACGGAGGAATAAAATTATTTCCAAGATTCCTCTTTGGTGTCGACCGTATTAATGCCGTAGATATCACAACTAGTCTTAGCAAAACATTGCGTGTGGTGCCAGAGTTATGCGGTATACATCATATTAATTTTACACCATTCAATACATGGCGTAGTGCGTTTAGAGAAGGGGTAAAATTACAAATGGATGTAATTGATAACGGTAGTCAAGAATCTGAGGACAGGCTTCGTGTATGGACATCAAAGGGTGTAAGTAAAAAATATGGATCATATGCCATACTAGGTGCCAAAGAAGGAAAAAAATATGCCTTACAGCATTTAAAGGACTCTAAGGCACTAATGGCAATTAATGATACGGGATTCTTATACGAAAAATTTCTGCAGTTTTTTCCTAACATCAAGCACTTAAAATTGTAGACGCAAGTGGAAATACTTCACTAATAACTTTGGCACATTCTTTAGCTATCAGTTGATGTTCTTTTTGGGTACCATTGCCTGATCTTAGTTCTATAAAATGGATCCATGACCTAAGTGTGCCATTCATATAAAGTTTGCTTTCTGTTAGGCCTTCTGGCAGGACAGCTCTGGCCTGTTCCTTAGCTATACCAACACTTATCGCCCATTGGTATGCTTCTTTACATTCTTGAATAACACGATTTTGCCTTTGTTCCCAAAATGTTTTTAATTGTAGATCGTCTGTTGACACACTATTTTGGCGATTTTTTAAATCTTGTAATCTTGCTTCACGAACAACAAACTGTAGGTCTTGAGTTGGATCAGCATAACGTTGACTGAACTCTTGAAAACTAAAACTGCGATGTCTCAGTATTTGTCTAGCAATATCTCTAGTCGTCACAATTTCTAAACAGGCATTTACCATTTCTAGCGGAGACCAGTGTTGATTTTTAATCAAATACTTAATAAGTTTTTCGCTTGTTTCTGTGTTTAGTTGATTAGATGGATTACTTACTCTTGCGCAGTAGGCAACTAAGTCTTGCGCATTGTCTAAACCTACCTGTAAAAATTCAGCAGCGGGTTGGCTGTAACTAATTAATTTTACTTTCATAGGTGTCTTTTCTTTAAAAATTTGCCTGTGATTTTACTAATATCTTTTTTAATCCTATCGGTATCTAATTTAAAGTCAATCTGATCAATAGAATTTTGATAGCTAGAGAAAAACTCCGCAAGTTCATTCTCTATCTTTGCTAGATTATCTTTTTTAATTTTTGAGTAGACAGGAATACGCCAAGACTTTCCGTCTTTAAAAGTTACAACTAAACAGTCTAGATATTTAAGTGGAATTACCTTAAGATTAATTTCCCCAAAAACTTCTGGCCAATGTTTTATAACTTCTTTTGGCAGAGCTTTTTTCGATATCACTGGGCTTTAGTGTTTAGGTCAACGGCCATTTTCCTCAACTTGGCTGCTTCTTTGTAGAGCCTATCGGCTTCACTTCTATAGTGCCTAGCACGTTCTTCAACGGTCATATTTTCCTCATTTTTTGGAGGACTGATATCATTGACTGTGGCCACTTCTTTTATTTCAACGTTCGGTGTTGTCTGCGGCTTCAGATGTAAATCATCGATAGCAACCCCACGTTGTTCAGCGATTAATTGATTTAATTCATCTAAACTAATTTTATCTGTTAGTGTAGGAACCATCTCTACGTCGCTAGTCGGTACTTTAACCATTTTACCCTGGGTGTGCAGTGCCGATAACATAATAGATCCGTCGGGAAAATTACTGCGGCTTAATACCTCGGCAAACTCATAACTTTCTTGCGCGGCACTTGATTCAACTAACTGTATCAGTGCATCATGGTAACTATCAGGTAAGTTTTCTGTAGGAATAATCACAGCATGATAAGCATCGCCAGGTAATGTCCTGTATGCCACCAAACATTTTTTGCCATTTGCTTTTACTCGTCCAACGTGTTTGAGATCAACCATTTGTTTGCCCCTTTTGTGCTCCGTTTAAGAAAGTCACTAATTTGTTATAAGTTTGCCCAACTAGAACCATTTCGCTAGGTTTAAAAGCCCCTCGGGTGCTGGCAACGTCAATGATCATTTTCATGGCGTTAAGATCACTTAAATTTAGATCGGCCTCGGATGGAGGCGACGCGGCTGCCTGCGTACTTTCCACCGGGTCATTTTCTTTAGTATCGGACATATTTTTCTCCTTTAATGTAATTTATCTAAAAGAAATGTAAGGACAGGCAAGTTTGAAGAAGCTTAATTCCTTTTCAACTTCGAATCCAATTTTAACAACATATTCTATTGTGTTATTATATAGGTCTACCCCAGAGCCTAAAAAATAGCGCCCTTTTAAATTGGCATAAATCCAATCATTTAATTGTGTGCTGTTAGATGCGGATGCTTGACTTGTGTAATAAAAGTGAACTGCCGGAACCTGCACTCGCCTAAGATTAAGTACATTAAGAGGATTTACTTTGACTTTCATTTGTAACCAATTATCATAAATCTTTTGTATGATTTATTTTTGCCTTTAAGTTCTAACTCCGAACACGTCAGCGTTTTTGCTAAAATAAATTTATCAGAAAACTGATCAAGAGTTTCGATCAAAACTGTTTCTTGGTCATCATGCCTAAGGTTAGTGCCCTGCAATAGCACTAAAGTGCCCGCAGTAATGTTTTTAAACCATTCCATTGAATGGAAATGCTCGGTGCTGGTATTGATTACACAATTGATTTTTTCGTGTTCAAAAATAAATTGATTGGCATCGGAAGGATAAGATCTAAATTCCCATGCGTTCATTTCCCATGTATTGTTTAAGTGATTGGCAATATAGCATGCCGCCGAATCAAGGTCAATAGATCTACAATATGTAATGGCAATATTATTTCTAACCCTTAAAATAAAATGTAAAAGAGAATACCAACCTCCTACGATTACCATCTGTAGACAGTTGATATTTTCTTTAAGACAAATTTTTTCTAATTCTTCAGCAGCCCATATTTTGCTTTCTATTTGGCCTGCAGAAAAGGCATCGACATCAACTTTTACTAAATTCATCGTAGTATGCAACAGTACCAAATGGTGGTACAATTGAATCATTGCCGTGTATGACAAATACAGTGTCGCAGTAGCTTTCATCACCCCAACTACCACAAGGATAACCATCGGTGAACATGATAAATTTCTTAGGGGTTATATCTTCTTTTTTCATGTAGTCCCAATTGGCATCAAAATCTGTGCCGCCGCCACCTGTGACTTTGTAGTCTAAAAGATCGGTGCCGCTGTGGGAATCAAAATCTTCTTCATTATACACAGCAGTATCAAAACACCACAATTTAATTTTGAAATCCTTGAATTCTTCCATGATGTTTTTAATTTCACCAATGAAATCTTTAGCCTGCACATCCGTAATAGAACCACTCATGTCCAATCCTACACAAACATCAATGGTATCTAAATAGTTCATTCCAGGAAGAATAGCATTGGTATGCCACCCTTTGCGACTTGGGCGTTGAAACGTATAGTCGTTTTTAATAGTGCTTTGAATTTGCTGGCGAATGATTTGCCGCCAATTCATTTTAGGCTCAGTCATATCGCGAATCATACGCTCTACACCGGCAGGTATATTACCCGCGCCCGAGGCACTGGCCGCTTGCATTACGGCATCTTTGATCTCATCACGTATTTTCTTCAATTCATCTTTTGAATATTGTGGACGATTACCTTGACCTTTTTTATCACCGCCCCCGTCTTCCCAGTCAATATGTTCATCTAATAATTGCCCTAACAGAGAGAGCGCCTGCTCATCCATGTCCTCGAAAATTTCATCATATATCTGCTCGGCACTTTTCCCATAGTGTTTTGGATCATGGAAGATTTTGATGTCGCTAGGAGTTTCACCAATCTTATCTCTGACCAACTGACCATTGACCGCATAGTCAACTGCGGCATTCCAAATTTGTCTATTACGACCTTCACAACGATTCATGTGATCAAATACATTGTGTAAAATTTCATGTGCGATCACAAACTCAACTTGTTTATGATTAAGTTTTTCAAAAAAATCACGGTTATAAAAAAGATTGCGCCCGTCTGTAGCCGCAGTTGGGCACCAATCAGATCCATCGGAAATACGTAGGCGAGTGGCCATATTTCCAAAGAAAGGATGACGAAGTAGTAGTCCAATTCTGGCTACAACGATTTTATCTAGAACAGGATCTAATTCTGTCATGATAGCTCCTAGCAAGTGTATATAGTATAACAGGACCCCAGGGTCCTGTCAAACGGTTTAGTATCAAATTATCGCTTTTCAGTAGCTGCACTAATATACTTACCATACTTCGAATGGAAGTCATCGAAACATTTGATCTCGTCAGGATCCAGCGGTAATTGGTATTGGGTAAGAGCAAGTTTGGTACCCATAACAACCAATTCAGTTTCAAAGTTATTCATAATAAATTCAAAGAAATAATTGACCTGATCGTTCCAATCTTTAGCATTCTTGTCGCAGGCATCCTTCAGTTCATAGCACAGGCTGACAGTCAACGAATACATAGCACTGATTTCCTTGGTGTCCATCTTCTTTACTTTGCCTTTGAGGATATCAGTTGGATTAGGCAGTTTGCCAGCTACCTTTCTATGTGCCATAAATTTAATAGCCAAACCTTCACCAACACCTCCAGCAATAAGATCTGCCATCGTGCTTTCATCAGTGTCGTCATCATCTAATAGTTCACTTACAAAGGTCCACGAACGGGGAGTAGCAAAACTGCGACTAGCGCTTTTAGGATCAAAATCATTCAGATCTTTTTTGCTAAACTGTAAGAAACCAGCCACGTCTTTATGTATACGATTGTTGGTAGCCCATTCAAACCAATCATCAAAATCTACTTTCATTTCCAAATGTAAGAAACGATTTGCCAAAGGAGCCGGCATGCGATATGTAACGCCTTTATCTGCTTCACGGTTACCTGCGGCGACGATGTGCACATTATCAGGCAACTTGTAAGTACCAACTCGACGATTCAAAACTAACTGATAGGCCGCTGCCTGCACCGCTGGCGCCGCAGAATTCATTTCATCCATGAAAAGAATAATTTTACTATATTGATCAGCCATGATAGCGTCGGGCAGTTCAATAGGCGGCGCCCAAACCATACGATTGCTGTTGCTGTCAAAATAAGGAATTCCTTTAATGTCAGTAGGTTCCCACAGACTCAAACGAATATCAATAACGTGGGCATTAATTTCTTTCCCAATTTGGTGGATAATTTCACTTTTGCCAATTCCAGGTGGACCCCACAGAAACAAAGGCCGATTGTGTTTAAAAGCCTTTTGGACTGCTCGCTTTGCAGCCTTGGGACCTACTGTACGATTAGCTACATCGGGCATGGTAAACTCCTTTGGTGAATTCAATGTTGATGTTGTTATTATATGCAGGTAGCGTCACGATGTCAACTGTTTTCTTCCTGGTTTTTCTGTTTTTTTAAGGCCTTTATTAGTCCAAATTTTCTAATGTCGTCTGCAAACAACAGCAGTTCAAAACTCTTTTTTTCAGAAAAAACGGTTAAACTTTGTGGCCCCAAGAAATAAGGACAATCCAAAAATTTATCCAAAAAAATTATTAATTGCGGATTAAGTTCTATATTGTCTGTAAATGGGATTTCGTATGATTTCATATCAAGCGAGTCAATTAAAAATTCTAATCCTTTATCGGTAAGTCTAAGTCCACCAGACTCCTTTGACCTGGTATTGTACCACCATGTGTGTTTGTGTAAATGTACATTGGCATCGTCAACACTTTTCCCCCATTCTCTAAGGAAAAATTTAGTGTACAATTCTTGTGTGATCATTTTAGCACTGTACCACTGGTAAGTACCATCACAACGAAATCATTACAGCCAAATTGGTCATTTAATTTTTTCGCCAAATTAATAGCGTGTCCGGGATTACTGAAACTAACCTTTTTGTATTTAGGACCAGGGTAATTTACTAGACTATTAAAATTTTTTAGATTAAAAGGCTTGCCCTTGTAAAACACAGCCCATATTGCTTCGGCATCTAGTATCTGTTCACATTTGTAATTTTTTTTACTAGTGAACTCAAGTAATATGCGTGGTTTTGGTCTACTCATAAAAACTCCATTAACTACGCATATTTATCAATTAATTTGCCGAAAATCCCCCACCGTCAAATTGCACAGTTACAGACTCGCCTTTGGTTTTTTGCAGATTTTTCAAAAGGGTGTCATAGTCTTGATTTACCTTGGCTAATATTTCTGCTAGGGTAAAAGCGACCTGTTTGGCAGTTTTAATATCGATCTTAATTTCTTTTTGTTGCCCTAATTCAGCTGCCTTAATCTGTTGAATTAAACTGACTAAAGGATAGGTGTTAATCTGGTTTGACATTACTTAATACCTGTTTAAGTTCAATTTCTGTTTTAAAAGGACCCTTGTACGGATAACGTTCAATAGTGATAAGTTTCGGACAAAAACTTCTGACCCAACCTTTGTTAAATTGAATAGCATAGTGTCCTGCACAGTACAGACTTTTACTTTGAAAACTTTTAGTATAAAGAGGCAAACGTTTTTGAACGTCATACATGGCATTAAATGGTTTACAGGCCGCTGGATAGCCATGTACTTCTTTGTCAACGGTGTCTGACACGACGGTTTTAACAGATTGTTGGAAAAAATCTTTGCCAAATGCTTTTACAAGATCATCCTTTTTGTTAAAACAGGCTTCGCCATCTTTACTGGACACAATAAATTTATTGTTTTCTTTTTTATGTAGTGTGGCAACACGTTCGCCGTCTTGTTCTATAATCCAAAACTTACCTTCTACAATAGGTTTTGCTGTGACCTTCATTTGTACCTCGCTTGAAATGGTTCTGCATATAGTTGAATACTGTCTGCAATCTTTTGCAGGGCAAAAAGATTGCAAAATTTCAACAGTCTAATACCTACTTGATCTATATTTTTTGATTCGTTAGTGTTAGTTATAATGGTATCTTGTATAAGTTTTTTTACATCGTCAGGTTGCGCTGTCAAATCAATTAACGTAACATTTCGTTGATAGTCATCGATTACTCTATGTTCTTGGCCGTTATGATCTAACCAACGCTGTAGCATAAGATTATTCCACGCGAATCCTTTGTTACTACGGTCATCAAATGCTTCTTGTAATTTTGTTTTACGAACACCTGGATAGGCCGAAAAGACATTGTCTGAAGTATCACCTCTAATACATTTTTCAAATAGTAACCATTCTGGATTAGGAATCGACTTTGGTTCCTTAGTTTTACTGTCTAAAACCAATTGGCCTTTCTTGTCAAAAATGCCTTCGATAGTAGTGACAGTATCCATTACACCGTTGTACTGTTTTACATTACTAGCAATAAGTTGATGAAAATCACTGTCTGTACTGATAATTACGTGATCGGCATCTTTGTGGGATTGGATAAAACCTGCTATTAGATCGTCTGCTTCTAATTTGGGATTTTGTAAAACTGTGCAGTTTGTTTTGGTACTGATAAATTCTTTGAACTTATCAAAAGTTTCCCAGAACAGTTTGTCTTCTTCTTGCTCTTTAGCAGTCATGGCCGCACGGGTTTCTTGCCTATTACGCTTATATGGCTCATAGTAATCTTTGCGCCATGATCTGCCTTCTAAACAGAACACCACATGACTGCCATTAAAGTCTTGCCAGGCTTTTTTAATACTGTTAAACATAATATGCATGGCCATGCCAATTTTAGTATCGGCGTCGCCTTTAATTACATGACGTGCTCGAAAGAATGTATTGGCAGTATCAACCAGTATGTACGTTGTCATTTTGTAATTGTTTCACTCTGTTTTAATAAAATTTCAAACCTAAGGGCTCTATAAGGGAGATTGTTTTTTTAATCGCTGTATAATCATACAAAATATTCCATATCTGCGGCAAACACAAAACGGTAATCATCTGAGTCAGTTATACCGGGTCTATGCCATAGTTTACTTGAATAAATGAACCAAGTCAAATTTTTTGGTTCCTGGAAAAAGTTAAGGTCGTGATCTGGCCAGTTAGGACAGAACTCAGTGCCCGCTAGTTTTGGATCGCTGACATTGCTAGGAATACTCACATACCAAACACCGCTTAAAGTAGCAGTAGTGCCGTCGTTGTCGTTGATATGATGATGATGCCATAGTTTATTGCGATCTTCAGCATCTTTGGCAGAGGTCATGAGTACCCAGCTCATAATATTTTTAATGCGTACTTCTTTACCTAGGTAAAGAAAGCAACCAAATATAAAACTTTGGCGCATCTTTAACCAAACTGGCTCTGGCCTTGCAAAAAGATTTTCTTGTGTTTGATATTTTGGACTGTTCTTAAAGTATCTACCTTCTGCAATTATTTGTTGCGTGATAGTCTTTATGTCTAGATTTTCTTGCAGTGACAGTAAAGAAGAAAAATCATAGGCTTGAACTTGATTCATTTTTTTGCATCATTAATATTTACAACATTAATGTATCCTGAATCTCTAGTTTCATCTAGACCTTCTTCTGAGAGGATGTTCTTACATAATTCCTTGAACCATTTATCAACGATTTCTTCATCGTTGTCTCCTTTGAAACCGTTAGATTTTAACAATGCAATAAAATGATCGTTCCAGTCTAATTCAAAAAAACCATTTCTTGGATTCTCAACATTGACCTTGGTATCAATTACTCTAATCCACGGCTCACCTTTTCTTGATGCTTGTTCCTTGGCCGTTTCTGTTAGAGTATCTGCAGGCAGCTTGCCCAACAGTTTTTTAAAAAATTCTATCATTTACCAACTCTCCAAATCTGTGTTATCTATTTTTACAGATGATTTTGAACCTAATTCTATAGTGACATTGGGTCCAATTCCATTTGTAGATTCTTCACGCCAGACAATATGATCAACATCATTGTTCGTATCAAAAATTTCTTTGACCTTTTCAAACTGACTCCGGGTAATTGTAATCTCTTTCATTATGTACCCCATGCGTTGTTCCAGATGTCAACTTGTAATCTAGGAGAATATTTATAACCTTTATCCATAGAAAGTTGGGCAACTTGCTTTGTATTGAAATGATATAGACTGTCTACACCGCCAACGGGCATTAGGTAAACATTGCCAGCAAAACCTTCTTTTTGATATTGCTCAACTGCGCGATTTACTTCATCAACATCATGCTGATTGCTGACAACAAATTTTAAATAGGCAGTGCCTAATTCGTTGTAACTGGCTACAACAATTGGTTGTATAGCTTCTGACCATGCTTCACCGCTGCAACTGAGTTTAGGACTGATACTAAATGTGACTTCAACATCACTTTGATGTTTAAGCCATTCTGCAAATTTAGGATCTAGATCTTGAGTGCCGTTAGTTTCAAAAGTAACATTGACTAACCCGTTGCCTGCACACTCTTCAATGAGTTTTGGCCACGCACGTTGCCAGCCTAATAAAGGTTCGCCGCCTGTGATAACAAGATGGATGTCGTTGTTTCCTTGCCGCCATGTGCGATTAGGAATAAGATCTTCCATCTTAATTTTAATATCATCAAGCGTCATAAAATGGCTAAGATTTTTATAGGCAGGATGCCACGACGCATAACTGTCGCAGCCGGTTCTAGCCAACGGCAGTTCTTCGTAGATTTTAAACTTAGAGATATCTTTAGCAATATCCTCGGGATCTGTGCTGCGTTGACCTAAAGGTAAACCAAACCCTCTACATTGAAAGTTACAACCAAAAGAGCGCAGGAACACGCTAGGCGTTCCTGCATACAGTCCTTCGCCTTGTATGCTGTAAAATATTTCTGCAATTTTAACCTTGTTCATAAATGTTAGACCATTTTTTTAATTTGTCTTCTTTAAGTTTTTTTGCTTTTTGCAAGTCTTCTGTGGTAAACACACCTTGTTCAACAAGAAGATATATCATTAATATAACATCTCCGGCTTCTTGAGTCAACTGTTCTCGCTGAGTTACACTATCTTTGTACGTATTATCAAGACCAAATCTTCGAACTTTACTTAAGGCAACAATCAATTCGCCGCATTCTTCTTGTAGAATGTCCATTATTTCCTGGGTCTTAGACACAGTTGCCTTCATTGTAAAAATCCTGTGTTTATTTTTTTAACGGAATCTTTTCTATTATAGATAGTTTCGACCATGTGCCGATATTCGTCATCAGTCATTAATGTTTTATAGAACGTAAGACCCTGTGCTATTAGAATACCGGCTATTTCAAATGGTAGATATCCTTCTTCTACCATTTGGTTATGAATCAACCAGTATTTTTGATATAGCTTGTCTAATTTGTCATCGTTCATTGTTTTTATTTGTTAAATTTTTTGTTAGTCAGTATTTTACAATATTGTCCGTAGCAACTATTTGTTTGAAGATGATCCGATATTCATTCCACAAGCAGCCATTATTTTTTCCTTGTGCGTTTAGATTTCTCTTCTGGTTTATTTTCTATACCCGCAATGGCTTCTCGGACATCACGTTTAAGTGCATCCCAGTCAGTTAATAATTCTATCCTGCCGTCCTCATATTCGTACCTGGTGCTATGACTACCTACGGTGACTATCGGCCAAGTAGTAGGAAGTTTGTCAACATCGACCTTCTTTTTAGATTTAGGTGCTATCATTATTTTGTCTCACTTTAAAAAAATATCATTTATCTGTCGATTTACACGGATAAAAGTAGTGCATTTACTTAGTTGTTTCAAAGTTGGTGCCCCAACATAGGTACAGCAGCTACGGAGACCACCTAACAAGTCTAATACAGTGAATTTTACTGGACCTCTATAGGGAATAGTAACAGTACGACCTTCACTGCTACGATATTCTGCTACACCACCGTGATGCTTTTCCATGGCAGTGTCTGAGCTCATGCCATAAAACTCTACGAACTGTTCTTTGATAGCACAAAAATCATAGGTGTCTAAACCATCTCTGTTTTTACTACTGATAAACTGTTCGCCTTTGACATTAAAATATTTGGTTATTACCTTGCCGCCGCCTTCATCATGACCGGCCAACATGCCGCCCAGCATTACAAAATCTGCACCAGCTCCGAAGGCTTTAGCGACATCCCCAGCACAAGTACAACCGCCGTCAGCAATAATGTGTCCACCAAGACCATGAGCAGCGTCCGCACATTCAATGATCGCTGAAAGTTGTGGATAGCCAACGCCAGTTTGAATACGAGTAGTACAAACGCTACCAGGGCCAATGCCCACTTTAACAATATCTGCTCCACGTAATATTAACTCCTGTGTCATGTCTGCGGTAACGACATTGCCGGCAATAATTGTGCAATGTGGAAATGTTTCTCTTACCTTTTGAACGTAATCTCCAAAGCGTTCTTGATAACCATTTGCAACATCAATACAGATAAAATGGATTTCTGGATAGGCATTTATTATTTGCTTTAGAGTAGAAAAATCTTTATCACTAGTACCAGTACTGACAGCAAAATATTTACCGCCTATTTCTTCTACAGTGGTGTCAAAGTATTCTATGGTAGTATTTTTAACTAGACAAGTAAACATCCTGTGTTCGTACAAAGCATGAGCCATGTCTAGTGTTCCAACGCCGTCCATGTTAGAAGCCATGATAGGAATGCCAGACCATTCCGTTTTGCTGTGCCGAAATTTGTATGAACGATTTAAGTCTACTTCTTTACGGCTAGAAAGTGTACTGCGTTTTGGACGTATAAGGACATCTTTAAAATCTAATTTAACATCGTTTTCAATTCTCATTGTTCCCACCATGCTTCGTACGGAAATTCAATCCACACATCTTTTTCTGCTTTATTAACCTCCATGCCTGTGTATGCCATGTTAATTTTACACTTGCTGGCTAAGTTGTCTACCAACACAGCAAAACGCACACTGTTATTCCATACATTTTGCCAAATCGGATCATTTGGTATACAGCCCGATGGCCAATCATCGATGATCCAGTTGAATGTGGCACCACTGTCATTTATATCGTCGACTATGAGAATGTTTTTTCTTAGCGCCGGATTACTGCAACCCGGTAAGTCATCGACACGATGATAGCCAAATGCATCTTCAGCCATGGCCAAGTCGCTGACACATTCACCGCCGTCTCTAAGAGAGACTTGTAAAGGTTTCATTGGCACACCGAAGTAATGGCTGATCATTACTGCCGGCACTAGACCTCCCCTGTTGATACCAACAATATAGTCAGGTCTCCAACCACTATTGGCAATCAATCTACAAATTTTATGAACTAATTTTTGAAGTTCACTGTGTGTCAAAATCAATTTATTCATCTTGGTGCAAACTCCTGTTGCAGTTTAATGTTATCAAAAAATTCTTTCTTAGTACCTTGGTCATCCTTGAATGCACCTTTAAGCACGGTAGTCTGCGTCAAAGAACTATGCGCCATAATACCACGATTCTCACAGCATCCATGTGTTGCTTGGATATAAACACCTAGATCTTTGGCTCCTGTGGCCTTTTGTATCTCTCTAGCAATTTCATTAGCGAGTTCTTCCTGGAGTGTTCCGCGACGGGAACACCACTGAGCGATCCGTGTGTATTTCGAAAGGCCAATGAGTCGTTCAGCAGCAATGATGCCAATATAAGCAACACCAGTCACAGGTTGGTGATGATGAGAGCACATACTACGAAGCTCGCTACGGACAACAAGCATGCCTTCGTAACGATCATGTGAGTTGTTTGGAAATGATGTTGTATTTGGTGCAGGGTCATATCGTCCTGCCATTATTTCATTAAAATACATCTTAGCCAAGCGTCTGGCTGTGCCCTTTGAATTCGGATCGTTTTGTCTATCAATTAGAAGTCGATCAAGCACTAGTTCAAATGCATCAGTGGCCTCATCGATTAACTGATCTTTCATCCTTTTATCCAGAATGTATTCACTGATATTGTCTCCGGCCCAGAAACGTTTTTGATCACGTTTCATTTTACTGCGTATGATATCAGCAAGATAGGATTCTTTAATATCGGCATCTCCGTCGGTGCCGTGTCGTTTTGTTTCTTTTTCTATCAATTAATATTCTCCGAGTTTTTGTCGTGGATGACATAGTATACTATATTATTTAGATTTATGCAACCTATATAAAGTATTTTTCTTAATCGCTGTTTTTAAAATATTTAGATGTACGCCAAATTTTCGCGCATATTTTACAAATGCCGATGTATCTTTTGGAAAACACATACCGCCAAAACCGTATTCGCCATCTGGACCAGGTACCTGCATATGGCTGCTGCCAATCCTTGGCTCTATAGCTAATGAGCTAGCCACATCTCTCCATTTGTAACCATGCGCTTGTGCTAGTTGTGCCATTTCATTCATAAAAATAACCTTTGTTGCTAGAAAAGAATTTATGGCATATTTTACAAATGCTGCTTCGCCTATGCCTGTGTATTTTGCCTCCTGTATTGGTTGGACAGATTTTAATATTCTTTCTGCTTCTCGTTGATAGGCAAGCACAGAACCGCCTATTATAACACTTTTCTGACTGCAAAAATCTTTATTGGCATTGGCCGCTGTCAAGAATTCAGGAACATGTACCAGATTAGAATAGACTGTGTTAATCTTTTCATAAAACTCTGGTGGTGCAGTAGACTTAGAAATAATTACATTTTTAAAATCTTTTAGGAAATACAGGACATCACTTAAGATTTCTGTATCGCAATCACCATTATCTTTGGTAGGACTAGGAACACATACAAACACAGCCTCGCACTGGCATAGATCAGCGTAAGTGCCTGTGGTCTTAGTAGAATCAATATCTATACAGATAACATCATGCCCTGCATCTTCATAGGCTATTTTAATTGCAGTTCCAACATGACCCAATCCTATTACACCAATTTTGGGCCATTCAAACATTAGACATTGGGTTTGTTTTGCCGATATCGTTTTCTGCATTCTTCTTTTACGTCCTTAGGTATATCAGGGTGCCATTCGGCCATACCGCAATCATATATACGAATTTTGGTATCTGGAATGGTTATGGTTGATAAAAGCAATAACCAACATACACTGGCCAACAGTGCCCCCAATAGGTATTTCATAGTTTTTCGCTTAACATAATTCTACATAATTGTTGATCTTTTTCAGAATGGAAACGAAATTGCATATAGTCTTCAGAAGAATGATAGATGAATCTATTCCCAGGCAACCCGAAAACTTGCATTACCATAGCACAACTTTCATTCCACCAATCAATAGTCTGATAGTTCCATTCTATTCTTACTATATAATCAAACTTTTTTTCTATAATTGCCTTTTTCTGGTATGACGTGCCTAACTCCGCCTCTTGGATCATTCATATCTCCTTTTCGCCTTGGAATCATGTGAACATGTGGATACATTACGGTTTGCCCAGCAGCTTCGCCAACATTTTGCCCGATGTTAAAAGCATCCCACCGTTCTTTTTCAACGCCATCGTAGCCCCATTTGTATGCAGCCCTGTAGCAGGCCCACAGGTTGTCACTTTTCTCTTGGGTTGGCACAAATAACAAATGCCCTTCGGTAACCGGATAAGCATCTCTGAAGATCCAAAAGTCTTTTGATCTGAATTCGATTTCTTTCCACGGTGCTTTGTTTTCATCTAGTGCCTTTTCTAAATCAGTCATGGTGGTAAATTTTATTTTTTAATTGCTCAATTTCATCTTTGATCTTCAATTTTTGTTTTTTAAGATCTATAATTGCAGGATTAAATGGATCATGTTCAGTTAGTCTATTAACTTCTAAATGTAGTATTTTGTGGGTTTCTTCTAAAAACAATATTCTATTTTGATCCTTCATTTGTATCTCCTTTTATATTTTCCCACATCCTATAGCTAGATAATAATTTCATATATTCTGTATACTTTTTTTTAAGTTTTGGATATTTCTTTTCTAATAATATGTCTCTTTCAGGAATCATTAACATATTTTCAATTGTGGTTAATCTTTTCTCTAAATCTCTGCCATTGATCAAAATACTGCCGTCAATTTTCAAAGTAGGAGTTTCGTTATCACCAGTAGTTGGATAGGATCTGTAGCCGGTAATATTCCTTAAGCTGTAGTTCGTTTGAGATCCAGTGTTCGTACAGTCACCCACACCTCGGGTCGCGATATAATAACTATTGCTGTACAGATGACTTGCGGTAGTCGAAGTAGTCATTGTGTTGCATCCATTTGTTATTTACAAGGAAACCCCATTCTCTTTTATGTGGGCCAGGCATGAATAAAGTCCAGGCAACGACACCATCTTGAAGTTCAATACGGTGATAACTATTTGCGGAACAAATTCTAAAATGTCCAGGCCCGCGCCAATGTTTAGTTTCTCCAATTTTTTGTCCTAAAGAATCAAATATCGGAGTCCATTCCCAATAGCCACCTCTTAGGATTAGCGTAGCATAAGCCCATGGATGGTCATGCACATCATCTGGATCCGACTTAAGAAACTTGTGTATAAACACATTAAATGGAAACCATTTTCTGTCCATAAGAAACACATAATACCGTTCTAGATACGGTTCATAGTCTACACGGTCCATAATTATTCTTCTACGGCCGGTAGATTCCAGCCAGTTTGAAAGTTTATTTTTTAGGAGTTGGATTATCATAATCATCTTTTACCATTTCATAAAACACACGAAAATTGTCAAAGGCCACTTTTAATCCAGGATATTGTCCACACATATTTTTAACTCGATCCCAGTCAGGAAAACTATCTTTCCATTCTTCTGGAAGATTATACGTAAAATGACTACTATCACTACCATTGGGACCCAATCCCGTCAGCGTAATAGTATCTGTTGCGGTATAAGTAGATATAGAAGGACCTGCCGCGTAACTGTTAAGATCTAAGGTTATACTTCCACAACCAGTACCAGAAGTAATTGTAAGTAAATCTGATGAAACTCCAGTACCAGACGAGTGTATCATACAGTCTTTAAGTATATCGTCTACATTAATAGATTCAATTGTAAAAGTTGTTAACGAGTCTTTGGGCTGAGAAGAATCGCTCATATAATGCCTCCGTTTGCTTGTGTAGAGTAGACAATCTTGTTTTATAATTATCCATCTGTTGTGTGATCGCCTGGCATATATTGGATCGATTCATTTGATACGCATCAAAATTTTCAGTCCACTCACTAGGATATCTGAAGTCAGCAAAGTACATTTCTGTATAACTAAGCCTATCTGGCACGAAAGGAATAGCTTCTACAACAGCCCCTTCATAGCATGAGATACCTAATGTCTCTTGTAAATTGGCACTGAAGATCATTTTTGCCTCGCCTAACAAATTGTGATATTCATTTTTTGTCAGTTGCTGGTCCTGGCACACAACAAATTCGTATTGTGGTAGATGTTCTTTGAGATCACGAAAGATCTCTACTTGTTTCTCAGGGGCGATACGATGTGGAAATAAGATTAAGTCTCTTTTCTGCATGTTTTTATATGGAGTTAACACTGTGTCCATATATTCCATGGGCCATCCTGTACGGATAATTTTTTTAAACTTGCCGCTAAGTGCTTCTTCTAAGTCTTCTTCGAACCATGGATTTTCCCCACTTATGCCATTGTTTAATAGATTACTTACGAATATTTTAATATGAAAGTCTGTTGCGAAATAGTTATAGTCAATGGCATGAAAGAATGACTTTTCAGCATAACGCACCCAGGGAGCATCACCGATCAGGCGTCCCAAGAAATCAGCAGGGTCATAACTGCCTGCATGCCACAGTGCGTGAATCTTGACAGGAGTGCCAAGAAGTTCGCTCATGTATTTCAAATTTATGATGCCAGGATGCCAAGCATCAGTAAACAAAAAATGATCGCCAGGCTTAACTGTTCCGGATGTAAATAGGCGACTAAATTCCTCAACTTGTCTAGACTTATAGATATTAGTGCCGCCAAAATTGAGAAAGGCACCAGGAGTAGTGGCACGAGGAATATCTTCAGGACCAGAGATAACTTGAATTTCATGTCCTGCCCTTTTAAGAATTTTGGGAACATGTTCCTTCCATTGTGCTGTATAGCGTGTCTCTACTGCCTCTAAATCAACAACATAAATCATCGTTGAGCGTTTCTATCATTAGCGCCCCGGCGAGGCTGTTTTCTTGATTCGCGCTGTTTATTGTCATTATCCTTATAACCACGTTTTGATTTTTCAAACTCACGCCACACTGCACTGCGGTTATTGTTAAGATCTGCCTCATTAAATGGCAACAGGTTGAATCTACAAAAATCCAACAGTTTTTCCAACTCATCAAAAATTTTCACTACGTCTGGACGAGATTTGAAGTAAGAAACATTCTTGTAGTTATTAGACATATTAGTCCTTTTTAGTACTTGATAAATGAACCATTTTCTCCGTCTTCGGAGACCTCAATCCAGACCTCACGGTCTGGATACTTTGTGTGAATTTCAGCGTATAAATCATCACTCATCATTTCACAACTTTTATAATCTAGCGACAATACACCTTGGTTGCTAGAATACAACTTTTCCAACCATCTTTTGAATTGTATAAATTCCACATCTCTGTCATTGTGGGTGACACTAAGCCATACCCTAAAATGAAAAATATGGCGATGGGGATTAGCCAAAAACGATACATCATATTCATCTCCTGTTGCTAATTTTGGATCAATTGCGGCCGCCGGAAACTTGTGTATACCTTCTTTGCGGAAGGTTACCCATATCATTTTGTTAGGACGGATGTCTTGTTGAATTTTCATAAAATATTTTTCTTTAAAGCAGTTTCACACCAAACTAGTTTTATATTCTGTTCTTCAAATTTTGTCTTGATTTTATCAAGGGTATTTAGACAATCTTGTTCAAATCTAAACTGATCTACAGCTATTATATGTCCTTGCATAAAAATATACAATATCCATTGAGTAATCATATTACTCTTTTTCTTCGTGTGTTTGTGGTACTAGGTTTTTATAAATTTCCCATAATTTCCAATCAATACTTTCTAGTAATTGGGTCTGTTTTACTAGTATTTCAATTAGGGAGTCTGCTTGGTCTTCAGTCATTATGCTTCCTCGTAGGTTTACAGTGTGTGGGGTATAGTCATTGTACTAAAGTCTCTGAAAGTTCTTTCAACTGCTGTTCATTCATGAAAAATTGATAAGTGGATCTTAGCAATTCTTCGCCTCTTTGATTTTTTTGCACGCCAATAATTTCTAGACAAAATAAATCATTGGGTGACAAACATCTCTTTTTGATCACGATAGTTTCAAATCCTGCCTCTGTACCTGATAATTTAGTTATGTTCATAATTGAATCACTTACTTTATTATAATGTCATTCTTATATTGCGACCAGTCTGTAAATTTTGATCTATCCATAAGTGCGTGTAGACTGTGGGACCACACACCTGGATTCGTTGCCTTGAAATCTCGATCATC